AGGTATTATTCTCACCGACCGCATCATAGCTGTCGTACAGGTACGCAGATCGCATAGAAAGATGGAGCGGGAGCGAGCAGAGATTCTCGACACGACCGAGAAGGACTACTACGAGTGTCTCGATCTTATCTACGACGGTCACCCGCCACTGAATGAGATAGATCAGAAGCGCAGCGATGCATTGCTTGGCAGGACGAAGCCAGTCGCTCTACCTGATCCGTACAACGTGCCAGGGCATCCTCGCGACATGGGGGCTCAGTACGAGGAGGTGAAGCGACGGTGGGTACAGCATCCAATCGTAGAGCCGACAGTGAAGAAGTTTCACGGACTGTTTACAGAGTACGATGTAGGCAACAAGAAAGCGTACTGCATGGACTGCGATCAGTGGGTATCGTTCAACGAGCTAGCAGGCCATTTCCATCAGCGTAGCGAAAGCGAGATGTGAGGTCCTACTGGGCGTTGCTGGTGTTGGTTGATCTGGTGCTACTCGCGCTTATGCGACTAAGGAGATCGTCACCATGACAGAGATACAACTGACGCAAGATCAAGTAACAAAAATTAGCGACGAAGACTACGCCGTTATTTCCGCGCATCGCTGGTATGCGGCGCTGACAGTCCGTGGTGAGTATGTAGCGGGGAGCTGGATTAGCGGGCGAAATGTAGATATGTCAAGGTATTTATTGTCGGCTCCTCCTGAACTCACAGTAGACCATATAGACGGCGACAAGCTAAATAACCAGAGAAGTAACATAAGGCTCGCTACTAACGCCCAGAACTGCTGGAACGGAGGTAAGAAGCTTCGACGCGGTAAAGCAAGTAGTAAGTACAAGGGAGTCTCGTACCATAGCCGAGACTATGTCTGGCAAGCAAATATACGAAAGGACTACAAGCTGTACTATCTTGGAAGCTTTGATTCTGAAGAAGCCGCGGCCGTAGCGTATAACACTGCAGCTATCGAGATGTTCGGCGAATTCGCTAATCCGAACGTCATCGTAGCCACCCGTTCGTCTGCAGCGCTCGATAACGAGGTATTGGAAGCGTCGAAAGATTAGTGTGTGCTAAGTCTAGACGATAGCCGACGTTTGGAAAGGAAACCTGTTTCGCTAACGCGAGGCACTCGTTACCGGCCGATTCGGGGGTCAGACCGCGGCCTACGACGCAGCCGATCTCAGGCCAGCCAGCTACCATCTGCAGGCGATGATCCTCCTCGAAGCCGCGATAGAGATAGAACTTCTCCGGGAACAGACCCTCAGCCATGATAGGGAAGCCGTTGACAGGATTATCGCAGAGAAGCGATAGCGACCCGGCGAAGCCTGTCTTGAAGCGGTCCCTCATGTCATGCGTGCCGGTGACCCACTGGCGAAGCGTGTCCTCGACTGAGTCCTTAGCGAGGCCCATGAGGATCGCCGGATACGCGTTAAACCCAAAGCGGAAGCAGTTCTCTAGGAACAGCGGCTCGCCGTTCACTATCATCACGTTGGCATCTACGGAGCCAGTGTAATGAGCAAACTCCTTGAGCTTCAGGTATTTAGCGACAGTGGATTGGATTCCCCTACAAGTAAGCGACGTAGCAAACACGTAGCCTCCTGCACAGCCGATTGGGGCGCCCAAGTCCCCGTCGAGCTTACGTTTCGACTCAAGATCGCAGAATGCCGCTATAGGCTTCCCTTTCCTGACCCACAGCTCAAAGTTCGCTTCAACACCGTGGACGAGTTCCTGGAGAATAAACTGCGGCTTGCCCTTTTCGGCGACCAGACTCAGGAGATACTCTCTCAACTCCTCGTTGGCCCTCATGGGGTCGTCAGCGTCGAGCGGCACGAAAGTGGCAGTAGGATCCTCTCCGTAAGGCTTATAGACATACGCTTGACTCTTGCGGGATTCGAGAAACTTAATCGCCTTATCGTAGTTGCTGAACTTCTCCGTGGCTGGCGACTTAAGTCCTACCGATTCCGCCAGACCAACCGCAAAATCCCTATCGTTTTCCCCTCGACGCGAGAGGCCGGAGGTGCCTACGACGAGCTCGCCCGCGCGAGAAAGCATATCTGCTTTGTCTGCGAGATCATTGCCGTCAAAGACCCAAAGGGCCTTCTTTCCGGTGAGCTTGCTGAGAGCCTCCCGAAGCTCGATCTTGTCAACTAAGCCATCGCCGTTAAGCTCTGTCGACTCTAGATCGTCGTCCTCAACTGCGTCGTAGTCGTAAGCGCCGATGACATCGCTACCTTGCTTCTTCATCAGCGCCGCGAAGCCGATGCCGCCCCAGTCTTGGGTGACGAGGATGACCTTCGGCATTAGAAATCCACCAGTGTCCGGCGAGCTTCTTGCCAGAGCGTCTCGAGGGCGGTCTTAGCGGGATGCTTGATCGACTCGTTACGGCGCTTGTAGGCGAGATAGTTGATGACTCTCCCGTCGATGAGGCTCTTCTGCGATAGCGCGTTGCCGCGGAGGAGTCGTGACAACTCGAATATGTTGTCATCATTAGCAGGGACGCCTTGCCCTATTAGCAGCCTCTTAGCGAACTTGGCGATAGACGCATCCATCGGCCTGTCGAGCGTCGCAGTCCGGGCAGTTGCCAGTACACGGCTAGCCATCTGAAGGCCCTCAGCGCCTCGAATAGGCCTGCCGCCGGTTGCTGCTTGCCCTACCCGGACGGCGTCTGAGAGTATCTCCGTTGGCGGCCCGAAGCTCTGCAGCAAGTTGCCGACTCGTTGGCCAGGCGTCATCTGTCGGCCAAGGTAGTCGCGACCTGTTAGCGTCTCGCCGATCACCTTGAACGCCGGATTAGCTCGGGAGAGCATGTAGTTGAACGGATCACTGAATAGCTTCAGATCATCCTGCCACCAGCCGATAAGGTCGAGACCGATCTCTCGTCCGTTAGGATCGCGGAGCCCAGTTCTCATGTAGAACTTTAGCGACTTCTCGTTGAACTGAGGAGCCTTGCCGCTCATGATCTTCGAGCCCAGGTATGTCAGCGCTACACCCCACGCGAGCTGGCGCATCTTGAAGGGCAGGTACATCGCGTCTCGGGGATTGATCGTGCCTGCGGCAATCTGTCCGGCTTCGCCAGCGGCGTTAGCGAGGATAGACAAGCGGCCCATAGTCCACTGAGGGCTGAACATGAGGAGGCGCATGCCCCTAGCAAGCTCAGGGTCTTGCAAATCCCGAGGCACCCGCCCAGCGACAGTGTTCGAGAAGTCTGCCGCTTTGCGCGCCTGGGCGGTGAACTCTGCGGAGCCTTCGAGGAACTTGCCGCCTGTACGATCGGTCCACTTAGACATCTCCATCGCGTAGGTGAACTTCTGTAGGAACGGAATCATCTTGTCCCACAGTAAGCGATCTTGCATCTCGAGGATGCGGTCGCCTCTGGCGCCGATACCGCCTAGGTTGAAGCGCTTAACGCCGACCTTGGTGAGGAGGTCCTGAAGCTGATTGTGCGCACGGACGCCGTAGTCAGGACGGTTGTAGAGGTTCAGCCCATACCTCGCCCCTTGCTGATCTATCGCATCCGTCGCTCGCATGTACTTGTACGCGTTGGCATACTCCAGCGGATTCGACGACAGGTTGACGATAGACCTCATCGCATTGAAGCCGTGCTCCCAGAACCAGAGCATCACTGTCCGCATCCAGAGCGACTTGACCTTATCGAGGGAGTTGATGACCTCGCTTCGCGACGACTTCGGACTGGAGATGCTCTCGAGCGCTGTCGCGATGACATCAGGTGCCATCTTCGCCGGGAGATTCAGCACTCCCTTAACTGGCCGCCAGCCATCTGGGATTGCCGTTAGCGCCGAGCGCGGGAGGTCTTGTAGCAGCCCCACTTTGTCTAGCGTCTGCTGTAGCCGCACTCCAGCTAGCGCACGAGAGAACTCGTTCAGATGGTAGCTATGGACCGTGGACATCTTCATGATCGGTCCAGGTAGGCCATTCTTCTCTGCCCACGACTCGAGGTCGCGTAGCGAGAAGATACGCTGCTTAGTGAACTGTCCGCTCGTCGGTAGCGCTCGGAAGCCGCCTGCCTTCCACTTCTCGAAGGTCTCAGGAGGGAGCAGATGGCGAACATAGTTCTCGCGGTAGGCGTCTAGAATACCATTCGCTTTACCTAGCACGCCTAGGCGAAGATTGAACTGATTTATCGCCATCGCTTCGCGCTGCTGCGCTAGCGTCAACGTCGCCCACTCAGGCGCGTTCTGGCCTTCGTCAGCGACGAACATTGCAGCTCGATTGGACGCCTCGTCAGGGAACGCTGCATCCATGACCTCGCCGTGGCTATGCGCCATAGCGCGCCACTCCATGAGCATCTCGACGTACTGACGGAAGGCCTCTTTGCCCTTTGGGAAGTCGTTCATCATCAGCAGCGGGTTGTATGCTGAGAGCAACTTCCGAGTGTAGCCAGTCTTCTGCATCCACTCGCCAATGCGAGGACCGAGGGCACTAAGGATCAGTATTCCGCCTACGGCCTTCAAGCCAGTACGGAAGCCCGGCGACAGCCCATCATCGTTGTAGCCTAACCACTCCATTCCGCTGCCAGTGCCGAGGAGCAGCAGGCGTCCCGAGACTCGACCAGCTTCGCTACTTAGCGCCCGCTTGATGCCCTCGCCAAGAGCGTTCAGCGCCTGATCGTTAAATCTCCCTGCCACCTCGAAGCCGTCGAGGTTCTTCGGATTGATGACAGGATCATCCGGCGCTCCATATTCGGGCGATGCTTCGATCTGCTCGAGAGGCTCAATAGAGATCTCTGGCAGGTCCTCCTTGACGCCTGCGAGAAGCCCTCGCTTGTAGTTCAACTCGTGAGGGGTCATTCGCTTGCCGAGCTCTAGCTCTCGTGGTCCAGGCGAGGTCATGTTGAGTAGAACACTTTGCTCGACGGCAGGACCATCTCGATTCAGCGCGGCGCTTAGGACGCTCTGTAGCGACTCCCGTGCCTTCTTGCTGCGCTTCGGCAGTTCGTGAATCTCCCCCTTGACGACGCTAATGGCGTCTTTGACCTCGGACTCAGCGACCTTCGTCGGGATGATACTCGCCACTGCATGATCCGTTGCAGCATCCATCAGCTTGATCTGCTCGACCTCGCCGGGCTTAGGCGAAGTCGCTATGTCCTTCGCGACGTTGGACATCTTGAGCTCAGCCACATCTGTCGACTCAGTCGAGGTCAAGCCGCGATGGTGCATGTCTTCGGAGATCAGAGGCTCGGGATGGTCTACCAGCGCTGCAGCCTCATCGCGGCTGATGAAGTCACGAGTGCTCGTCTTGAACCCTCGGTCAGGACTATCTGGCGTCGCCCCCGCGAACTCGGCCTCAGGCGCGCCCGCTTGTATCGCTCGATCTATCGTCTCCTGATGCGTCGCACCTCCAACGTAGAGCTTGCCTGACTTACCGCGAACAGTGGGTCCGACGAGGAAGTCCCGTGATACCTCAGCCTTTCCAAAGGTGACGACGATTCTGTTGTCGATCTCGTCGCCGAGGCTCTTATCTACGCCTTCGTATCCGTCAAAGCCGCGTGCTGATAGAATATCGCGGACACGCTTCGAGTAGAGAAGATCAGCAGGAGAGTCTGAGTAATGACGTAGGTCAGTGGACAGATCGGCAGCGTCGGGCGTCCCTTGGAATAACTCCTTCGGATCGCCGTCCTCGTCGAACTTGAATCCAGCTTCCACTGCCGCGGATAGAACCTCAGAGTTTCCGGCAGGATTGCGAATAGTCACTCGGCGACTAAGTACCTCTCCGCCTTTCTCTCCTTTAGCGAAGTGATTAGCGACTTCCCGATCTCGCGAAAAGAAAAGCGGTTCCGTCGTAGTAGACTTGCTAGTCACTCCTCTATACATCACCTCATCAATCTTCGGTGCAGCCCCCTGTGACCTTATCCTCTCCGCCACGTCTTGCTGCGCCGTCGCACCTGTTAGATCACTGAGAGTCCTACCTCCTGCGGGGGGTGGAGGGGTTGGGCGCTCGCCGGTTACCTCGAAGCCTCTAGAGCTACCGGGGATCGCTTTCAGCTTCTCGAGTTCTTGCTTAAATGTCACCTCGATAGGTGGCGTAAGCTTGAGCGAACTCGGCTGGTCGAAACGAGGTGCGTGCTCGAGTTCTCGCGAGGCCTCAGCAGAGATGATATTGTCTACATTCACCTGCCCAGGATCGAGGTTCTCGACAGCCTGACGAAGGATCGGCTCTTCGAGCTTCGTCGCAACGTCAGGCGGTAGCTGATCTAGCGTGACGCCACCCTCAGCTAGCTTCGCTTCGACTTTGTCAAGTTCCGTCTTGACCGTCGTCAGCGCGACCTTACGCGCAGCAGGCGGCAGCCTGAGAATGTGCCGCTTCAGCGCCCATGACGCCAGCTCTCCCGCTCCGCGTATCGCTCCGCCAAAGGCAGCGAACACAGCAGCATCTCCCAGAACCGCCTCAGCGCGAGTCTCATCATCCGCTGTAGGCCGCACAGCGCCGTAGATCGAACCTCCAAGGAACTCGCCAGTAAGGAAGCTTCCCCAAGCGCCAAGGCGTGCTGCAACGGCAGGTATCTCACCTATCAACGGCCCAGGTGCCATGCTCGCGATCAGCGCAGCTCCTCGTCGCACGTCTGCTTCGCCCTCGGGAGATAACGCTGGTGCCTGCGGCTGCGTCGCTAACGTCGTTGCCACGTCGCCTGTGCCTCGGACGTCGCCAGGAGTAGTCACTGGCTGGTCCTCACTCGGCAGCGTGCCAGTCAGGTCCCAGATAACTGCCTTCGAAACCTGCTTCATCGGCTCGATGAGTAAGCCCGCTATGCGAGGATGCAACTGCTCGAACGTCGGAGGCTTCTCCGTGCTAGGTGCAACGCCGGCAAACGGATCAGCACTCGTATCCGGCGCTGACGACGCGACGAGGTCCTTGAAAGGGTCCTGGTCAGGTGGCAGTGGAGCTGCCTTAGCTGGGCCTTGAACTAGCGCCGCAAAGGGATCACTCATCGAGTCGTCTCAGTGTTCGCCTTCGCGAGGTCGTAGGCCTTCTTGAGCTTGCGATACTGGCTCGCCGGTAGCGAGTCCTTGAGCCTGAGCATCACCGCTCGAACCTCGAGATCGGTGAAGCTGCCATCACGTTCGTGCTGTGCGATGTACTGGGCAGCCCGCTCAGGATCAGCCTTAGTCGCAGCCTCAGTGATCTGCGAGACGCGATCTCCTGCCGGCGCAGTTCCGGCTTGCCCTCCACCAGGCTTACTGGCAGTCGCTTTCGGTCCACCTGACTCTGGCACAGCCTGCAGCTTCGACATCGCCTGGTGCAGTCGGCTCTGGAACTCCTGTGGCGTCATGCCCCAGGTCTGGAGGTACTCCTTCGCGACGTCGTCCGGGTTCGGCTTGGGATTAGCCGCTTTGTACGCCTCAGGATCGCCGCTTAGCGCTGCGTCGTTCTCCCACTTCGTAACGAGCGCGTCATACCTCTTCGAGCTTTCAGTTAGCATGTCATGAAGAATCTTCACATTGTCAGCAGCTTGCTGACGCTCGAGTGAGAGCCCTTCACGGTATAGCGCGATGTTGCGAAGGCGGTAGTCGAGGACGCCTGTCGCAGCTTCCTCCGCAAGCTTCTTGAACGTCGGATCACTACCAAGCAACGCCGTCGCGCCTTCGTACACGTTGCGGTTGAAAGTGGATCCTGCCGCTTTCGCTCTCGCCTCGGCTGCGCCAGCTTCGGCCTCGAGCGCAGGTACGCCAGCGGCGGTCTTAGCGCTAGCCTCAGCGCCCTTCTCAACCGTCACGGCTTCGCCTGCGGCAGCAACAGCCTCGCTTGGCACCTGTGTGACAGCGCGCGCTTGTGCCGAGTCAGGCTGCACCTTCTGCAGCGCTTGTGATAGCAGCCGAGCCATGTCTTCTTGCGGTCTCGGTACGAGCGTATCAGGTATCGTCACGCCATAGGCTTTCTGAAAGAGCTTCTTGACCTCAGGGTCTTTCAACACCGACGACGGACGAATCCCTTGCTGAATCTGGGAGATGATATCCTGCGCAGCCTTATGCGCGATCTCCTCGCCGTGACGCTTGCGCTCCTCACGCACAGCGGCGACTGATCCAGCGGCTTCGCCTGCCTCGTCGAGGAACGAAAACGGACCTGGTGCGATAGGTATAGTCATAGTTTACTTTCCCGGAAACAGGGACGAGATCGAGGACGAGGCGCCAGAGTCGGCAGTGCTCGCCGCGCCGCCACCGCCTGTAAACGCTCCCGCAAGCGCCGGTGCAGCCTTGCTAATGCCGGAGAATAGATAGTCCAAGAACCCTGGCGTGTAAGTTTGCTGCGCCCCAGGACTCGCGAAGCTCGCTCCTTGGCCGAGGATGCCGAGGAGGAACGAGCTTAGCGATCTCCCTGCGGCAGTACCCTCGACGTTGCCTAGGCTGGTGCCCGTCAAGTTCCCCGTCGACTCCTTCGCTTGCGCGAGCACTGGTCCGAGCTCATTCTGAAACAGGCTCGTGAAGGGATCATTACCCTTACCGCTTAGCAGGTCGCCGTAGGCACTGGCGTACTGTCCCGCTAGGGCGCCAGTAGGGTTATTGGTCTTCCCCAATAAAAAGCTCATTTGACCTCCGAGCGTACGATGCCGAAGATATCCACGTCGACCCATCTGCCGCTAATCAGCACTGCTTGCCGCTTGCGTCCTTCGCGAACGAACCCTATATCCATCGTCAGCCGAATCGGCGCGTGATAGATCGACGGCAGTTGCGTCGATAGCCGCTGCAACGGAAAGTTCGCGAAGAGCCAAGCGATGATGGCTTTGCACACTGGTACTTTGTTCGCTAGCTCGCGATCGAAGAAGAGCACATGGGACTCGGCGTCGATGACCTTATGCAACTCCTCAAACGTCGCGATGCCGACGAGAGACGAACCTCGCCAAATCTCGAGCCAGAGCGTATCTTCGCTAGTGACATACTGCACGAAATTGACAAAGTCACCGCGCGTAAGGTCGCTGAACAGCGTCCTATACTTCAACAGCTCCTTCCAAAGCGCAGCAAGCTTCTGTCGAGTGAGCGTCATCTGCCGCACTTGGTACTCACCGTGCTCCAGCAACGGCGCCGGCAGGCGCTCTACATCACCAACAAGTATAGATTCACGCTGCCTACGCTGCACTTTAGGAACAGTTGCGACGTTGTCCAATTCGCCCTCCTCGAGTCGTACACTATCGCCGCTTGATCGACGTTCCAAATGTAGTTCGTCGGAACGCGACCAAGGTTGTGCTGCACAGTGAACTCAACATCGTGTGTGCCTGCCGTGACTATCGGCCCTAGCAGCTTGCAGTACAAGTTATCCTGAGGCGTAAGGTTGTTCGCCATCGCCTGAAGGACCTTCTGCAAGGAATCCGGCTTTACTGTTTGGCCGATATTCACGGATGAATGAGCGCTCCCTTACTCGCGAAGACGTGTAGCGCGTAGATGCTAATCTTGCCTAGGGTATCACTTCGCACTCGCACTTGGAGGTTTTCATCTTCGACGCTACCTCGAACACTTAGCACTTGCGCGCCTGTCGTCGGTTGCACAGTGACCGTCGAGAACTGCACCCATGCGCCGTCGCGATAGATGTCGAAGAACAAGTTCTGCGCTACGCCTGCGTCGTACTCAACCTGCATCTCAACGATCTCGGTCTTGAATAGCGGCGAGTCGACGTAGACATATCCTGTCCACACGTTGAACGTCGTCTGTGGAACCGTGAAGCCAAACGGGTCTGCGTCGGACGTCGCTGTCGGGTCCTCTCGTAGCGAGAGCGTAGATATAGCCGAGACGCGAGTATCTGCTGTGACGTACACTCCATGAAACTCGCCTGAGCCTGACTGGTAGTACGCATGCTCTATCGACCACGGCTCGAAGCTGAACACCTGCTGAGTCCATCCCTTATCGTCGAAGCTGTAAACGAAAGTGCCAAGGCCCTTGATGTTTAGCCAGTAGCGTTGATTCCAACGATCGTAGTATCCGTACGATGCCGCGAGCGTAGAAGCGATCCCTGTAGAGCCCAGTGCCACGAACGACGGAGATAGAAACACGCTGTCGAGAGCCTGACGGCCAATGCGCTGAATTCCGCCAAGCGTCACGATGTAGACATCATCGTATCCGAGGAAGATCACTCCGCCAGTAATCGCCTGAATCGTTCGCCGAGCGGAAGTCCCTAGCTTGTCAGTTAGCAGCGTGAATAGGAACGGAGCATCAAAGTACCCTGTCAGGTCCATCCGCCAGATGCTCGACTCGCGGACGACGAGAGCAGTAGTATCGCTAATCGGATACACTCCCATCACCGCGTCACAGAGCCCGCCTGACATATTGATTAGGTCTTCGAAGCCGCTACCAAGCCCAGCCCAGTCGTTATCGTTATCCTTGACTGTCCACTGAATGCGATTCAAGACGTTCGTGAACAGGCCGTACACTGCCGATACGATGATCCTATTCCCAAACATCGTCGCGTGCGCGCCAGTCGGCGACCCAGCAAGCAGCCTAAACGTCCCTACTGGATTCGCGACTGTAGGCGGCGTGTACTCAATCATACCTGGCGATGCCGCGAGTATCCCTGTAGAATAGACCACTAGCCCGTTCCACATTGCGTAGTTCACGCCATCGTCAGGCAACTGCTGGATCGCATGCGAGATGCCCGTATCCGACCAGCCGCTAGCAGTGTACACATACAACTTCGATCGCGTCCATCGTAGTGGCCACTTAATCGCGCTTCCTGCCGTAGAACAGAACTCGATGTCAGCAGTCAGCATCGTCGTGTCTGTTCCTGCCGGCTTCGCGCCAAAGGTCGAGAACGCATTGCGGCTCTTAGTGATCCCTCGCTGGAGGATCACATTCTGTGACCCGACGAAGTGCTGTCGGTCTACGCGGCCTAGCGGCGCTAGCGTGTCGAGTCCCTTCGGCGGACTAAAGAACGTCAACGGCGGAGCTTCGATCTTAGGCGCAGCCATCAGTGCCGCAAACTGCCTCGGACTGAGCCGAGAAGTGGTGCCGCTTATAGGTCTAGCCATGCGCCACCTTGTCCAGAATTGGACACCTATTTCCCGTTGCCCGTGACTGCCGAAGCCACCGCAGGTGCGATCTTCTCACCGCTTCGTCCTATTACGTAGCCGCCAACTCCGATCTTCATCAGAGTCCACATATCAGCGGGAATCGCAGCTGCTGTCACTCCGAGAATCGGTACGAAGATGTAGTTCCACGCTATGATGAAGGTGAAGGTGAGCATCAGAATCGGTCGCCAGTTCTTCGCAAGCCACGAATCTGACTTGACCTCCGCTGTGATCACGCTCGCTTGCGCGTCGGCAAGGGCCCTATCGGCGTCTATCATCTTCGACTGCAACTCCGCCGTCGCCGTAGCGATCTGCGACTGGAGCGCGAGCTTCTCAGCCGGGTCAGGCACGAACTTGCCGATGACCCCGTTGACAGTGTCTATTACCGCCTTGAGCGGGTTCAGTGCGTCAAGCAATCCACTCATGCCGATGCCCTCCAGCGAGCAATCTCCACCTCGCGACGGTGTACAAGAGCAGCTAGCACCTGACCTTTCGACTTGATCCAGCGCCGCATCTCTCCTGGTACTGCGCTATAGTTCGCCTGGTTTAGCAGCTTCGCTAGCGTCGAGTGCTCAAATGCCTCGTTGCCTATGTTGAACGTAAACGACACTAGCGCGTCGAACTGAGGCTGCGAGATCGTTACCTTCACTGTATCAGTGACGGTCTTCTCGTCGCCAGCTAGGTCCTGCTGAAGCAAGGCATCCACCTGCTGATTATCTAGCCCTGCTGTCCAGTCATACGGCTTCCCGGCGATCCAGATCTCGCCTGACGAGAGCTCTGACTCCGTGAGCTTATGTCCCACGCCAATAGTGGGTATCCCCACCTGGTCGTGATACATCTGGAGCCTTTCGCCTTCGAGGCCCTCAAGCATCTCTAGTCCTATAGGACTCATGTTCATCTGTCTCGCCTATCCTCCTCACGAGCCTGTAGCACCTGTA